TTCTCGTAAATCAGTTCGCCAGTTTCTTCGTCGATCTGTGGCTTCATCAGTTCAATCGAACCGACTTCCTCCATAGAGCCGACCGTCTTCATCTTGCGCTTTTCTTCAACGTAGATGTCTTTAGCCATTGACAGCCATATCTCACCGCAGCGACGCACAGCCTTAGCCATGTTGCTCATGTAGATGAACGTCTGCATATCCAAGCGGGTCTGGATAAGCTCAACAGCCTTGCCACTGATATTGCTGACCATCTTGTCTGATTGCTGGTTGTTGCCCAGTATCTCAGCCATGTCGGATTCGGTGATCTGCAACAGTGCCGCCATTGCTGGCGGAATCTGTGGCGACTTGGTGTATGCAACTGGGCCAGCAGCTTGAGTCTCGCCATTGGGGCCAGTGATAGGATTGACCAAGAGGTAAGGATAGTTGCGAAGGTTATCTTCAGCCCACATAACTTGGTGACCAGAGACTTGCTCTGGAAGCAGGATTGGCTTTTCGACGGAAGATAGCGCACTAATCTCGCCCAGCTTCGATAGCTGCATATTCTTCAGGCGCTGCGGGTCTTTAGCTAGACGCACTTGGCCCATGCAACGCTCTACGTTGTCAACGAACCAACGCTTACCATAGACAGGAACAATAGGGATGTTCTTGCCAGCAATGTAGCCCATATCGTCAAGGATGCCGCCACCGCTCATGATGTACTTGCGGACGCGCTTACGCTTAACGCGCTTCTGGCGCACTTCAACCGTGCCAACAGCAGCAAGAGTTTCCTCTAGCGTTTCGTCTGCGTCAAAGTCCGCCTGCGTGTAGCGTTCTTCTTCGCCTTGGATTGTCAGGAATATGCGGACAGTCTCACGGGTTTCTTCAACGCGATAGTATTCAGCAACGAACACAACATCAGGCGTATCCCAGTCAAATTCGTACTGGTGAATCTCTTTAGGCCATGTCGTTGGGTCATCATTCCATTCCGCTTTATAAGCGTCATAGGTCATGGAATACAGAACGAAGCAATACTTAGCGTCGGCTTTGTCCTGGCGCTTAGAGTCAAGGTCGAAGAACACAGAGCTGTCAGCGTCATAGATTGGCTCTATGCGGATGCGCTGGCGTTCGTCCTCATCGTTCTCATCATCTTCATACGCAGTGCGTAAGCGCCATGCGCCAATGCCACCGCCGACTGCTTCCTCAAAAGCGTTGTCGTATGCTTCTTCTGCGCCGCTGTCCCGTTCGTCTGCACGATAGAGACCATTGCAAGTCTCAGCTAGTTTTTCATCCGTGTCGCCATCTTTGCTTACAAAGTCTACAGCGATGCGGTTATTTCGATATTCGTTGATGATACGAATGACGCTAAGGTGAATCTTGTTTACCTCGAAGCGCGGTTTGTTTTCGTATTGGTCACCCAGTGGGCCTTCCCATTGTGCGCCAGCGATTGAGTAGAAGCGTCTATCCTGAAGGCACTGGAGACGTTCATCACGCACCGACGATTGAACGCGGTCGAACTCCGTCATCGCCTGTTGATGGATGTTCTGGAACCTTTGTTCTTTATTCAGTCGAGCCATTTACCACCTACTCACAGTTGCCAAAGGTTGCACATCGAAAGTCTTTGGAGGGACTGCTCGACGTATGGCCTCGCACGCATAACGTAGCGCGTCTATAAGGTGATTATCACGATCCGCAAGGATTGGCAAGATTTGTCCTGTCAAGGGGTCAGTTTTATAACTGTAGCACGTTAATTCGTCAATCGTATGCTGGCAGCGAGGATGGACAACGATGTCGTAAGACTTCAACCATTCGACGCCTTCCTCTACAGACTTCGGCCCTTTGACTGCTGCCATGATCTTCGGGAAGCCATGTTTACGCATGTGACTAATGGTTTCAGGTCTGGCGCTATCAGCAACGATTGGCCACTTTTCAGACTCAGGCACAGTGAAGAACAAGTCTGGCGTGTCCATAATCTCACAGCCAACGCGATACGCTTCATGATCGACATAGATTGTTCTGCCAACAACATGACAGCGGATCAGCACAGTAGGGTCAGATGCAAAGCCCCAGTCAGCGCCGAAGCGATGCGTTGCGTCATCTGGTGTTTCGAAGTCCTCTATCTTCCAGTTGCGGAATACACGCGCTTCGCTGTTCGATGCGTAGCTTCCCAGCCAAACGTGCTTGTATTTGTCAGGGTCGCGCTCTCTGTCGTATTCCATTTCCGCTTTGAGAACGTCAGGGAACCAAGGGTTATCTCGATAGTTTACCTGTGCGACGATAGCATCAGGCGGTGGGCTTTCACCACGCAGCAGCATATCAATTGGGTCGGTGCTATTCAGTGGGTTCCATGTGAACCACAGTTCGCTGTCTGGCTTACGGATTGTCGGACGCAGTAGATCGAGCGAGCGTTGCGATAGCGTCTGTGATTCCTCCACCCAAGCGCAGTCATAACCTTCCAGCGACTTGATGGAATCGGCTGTGTGGTTCTGCATCCCCTGGAAGATGATTAGTCCATCGCCATGCCGTGACTTGATTTGGCTTTCCTGAATCTCGAAGTAATCCTGAACGCCAAGCTGTTCAATCTTAAGCTCCAGCAAACGCTTCACCGACTGCGCTAGGGACTTCTGTATTTCACGGACGCAAACTGTTCTGCGCCGCTGATCCATTACATGAGCTTCGATTACCATTTCCGCAAAGGCATGGCTCTTGCCTGATCCACGACCACCATGTGCGCCTTTATAGCGACTAGGCTTTAGGAATGGCTTGAACCAGCGCGGTGTTTTAATCTTCAGCGTTGTCATCAGTCACTTCGCGCACGATGCGTGTAACCATATTGCCTGTGATACTCAGCTTAGTCGGCTCGTTGAAGCCGTGCATTACGTTTAGCTCTTTTACGGCTGCTGTCATGCCTGTGGAAGTCTTTGCATCCTGGGCGATACGATACGCTTGTATCAACCCTTTGACAGACATTTCTCGTGTCCATAGTTGCTTTTCGACAACCATAGCTTTCAATTCATCGATTCTTGCCCTTATCTTGCCCTCGTTCATCATGCGAGAAGCCTTAGGATAAACCGTGTTGTCTTTCATGCCTTCTGCATCATACGCCATTCGATAAGCGTCTGCCTGCCCCATGCCATCAGCTATGGCTTGAGCGAACGCTTCCTGCTTTGCGGTTAGCTTAATTTCCGTCATTTTTGCTACCTATATATTCGAATGATGCAGTTAAACGATTTACCGACATACTTTCACGTTGTTGCGTTTTGCTGGTTTTTCCAGGCGGTGGCACACGGCTTGGGCTTCTTGTCATGATCCACTTTTTAGATTTTGCTCTGTAATGTATCATAGATGGATGAGATGTCACGCTTGTGTATCGTTTACCCATTGAATGCAGCAAATCGCCAACGTGTTCAGATAATCTGTTACCTAACCCAAAGCCTTGAAAATCTGGCAACACCACTGTGCGATGTTCCTTCCATACATTTTTCACCTTTGGATGCGGGAATGGTAAAATTGCGGTCATTGCGGCCGGCTGCCCATCAATGGTTGCAAGATATATTTTTGATGCGGTGTTTATATCAGCACTCAGATAGTGATGACCTTTGAATACCCGCCAGATGGAATTATGCACCCGCTGTATCTCGATTTCAACTGGTGGTCGCCTAAGTAACCTCCGTGAAAATTCCATTGTGGATACGTCATAAATCCAATCTGGTTCTAACCATTCAGCAACATCATAATGACAGGTTACAGCCACAAACTGACGATTCATTTTGCGAACAAACTTCTGAACTGCAAAGCTACCGATCTGCGCCACTGTTCTATCAACCAATGATGTAAATTCATCAAAAACCAATACGCCTTCAGTTTCTAAAATGGCTCTGGCTAAGTCTGCACGAAACTTTTGACCGTTGCTTAAACAATGATATGGAAGCAACCACGATGGTGGGCTTGCAAAGCCAACATGGCTTAAAGCGTCAGTTATAGATTTAATGTCCAGATCAGATGCAAATGAATTAACAAATGCGTCTTTGCCCCATTCATGCCCTTCAAAAAACAATTCATTTTCAAATGCACGTTTAGCGATGGTTGTTTTACCCGCACCTGATGCACCCACAATCAAACCAACCGACCAAGGTTTATCCTCAATCGGTAGATTAACAGACCATTCCTTGACCATTTCTGTGGTCATTGGGACATCAAACATTCCCACGATCTTTTCTGTTCGGAAAGTGGGCTGATAATCCGTTTTCACTACATGGTTAAAACGCGGCATTTCAATCCCTGTTCCGTTAAAATTTGATAAACTTTTTCCTGTTCGTCTTCATTGGCGCAGGTTACAGCTATTTCAAAAACAGCTTCGACGCTTTGTTCTTCAGCGATTCTTGTTTCTTCAAACGCATCTGCATTCAAAGAATCCAAAAATTTATCATCAAAGCCCAATAGCTCTAGGTTGAAATTCTCTAGGTTAAGGTCTTCTATCTCCGCCTTCAGCATATTCATGTCCCACCCTGCGTTTAATGCAAGCTGGTTGTCTGCTATCACTAGGGCGCGTTGTTGGGCCTTTGTAAGATGGTCGAGGATAATTGCTGGCACTTCTTCGAGGCCGAGCTTTCTTGCTGCGAGTAGGCGTCCATGTCCCGCAATGATGGTATTATCGCCATCTATCAGGATTGGGTTAGTCCAGCCGAACTCTTTAATGCTGGCTGCGATCTGCGCCACCTGTGCATCGCTGTGCGTGCGGCTATTGGCGGCATATGGGATTAAGTCTGCGACGGAGCGCGTTTCAATTTTCGGTGTCATCTCAGCTTCCAATAAGGTCTGGTGGAAACCTTTTAGAGCATCTTAATCTTCGTGTCTATCACCTAAGAATTCGCCCCTGCTTTGCATATATCCTTTCATCCAGTCCTTGTGCATTTGCGATCTTTGAAGATTGGCAATAACTCCTCCGGTCAAACCTGATTGGTAACCAGCTTCAAAATGATGCCTGTCAACAGAATCAGCGTTTTCAACTACCAAGTCTAAGCGGGTTTCCACCTCAATAAGCTTTGCAAGGTAGTGCTGGCATTTTTTTAAATCTTGCGTGCCGTTCTTGTCACGATAGCGTGCCAGATATTTAATGCAGTTCCCCTGCAAATATCCTGCGAAAGCTTCTGGCGACATCCAAGACTCCATTGCTTCCCAAGGCTGAACACTCTTAGATGCGTAATGGTCACCGCCTACTTGATGTGAATTAGGATTCTCCATCTTCGTCCTCCTCGTAATCAAACGGGTCATAGCCCTTTAGCATTGCATCGACTGCAACCATAATAGGCCCACTGATACGAACCTTGCCAGATTCCATCTTGCGAACGCTTGTTGCGCCGTTGTCTGGCGATAGGCGAAGTGCGTCAGCCATTTCTGTTACGCTGTAGCCCATGCGGTGACGGGCAAGCTTTAGCTTTTCAGGTGTCATGCCTCTGCCTTGCTCTTTTGCAGCGCATGAACGATTGTGGTGTGGTCACGACGGAGTATGCGGCCAATTTCTGTCATTGTATGTCCCTTCTCGCGCAGCATGACAGCGCACTTGCGCCTTACTGCTACCAATGGCTTGAACTTGCGTGGCCCTAAAATGTCCTCCAAAGTGAAGCAATGTGCTTTAGCAATGGCTTCAACTTGCAGCAAGTTGGCTTGCCTAGGCGTCATGCCTAAACTGTCAACAAGCTCGACTTCTTGTTCTTCTTCTTCCAGGAGAAAATCGTCATCAAACATTATGCGTCCTTTAAGAAAATGCCGTCAATCATTTTACCCTTGCGGTCTTTGATTTCCTGCCATGCGCCATCGATGCAATCCTCAATCATCATTCCGTTCTGTGCAGCTATGATTGTCAGCACAACGAACATATCCCCGATGGCATCAGAAAATTCTATATCGTTCTTTTTAGCGATAGAGTTAGCCAGCTCTCCAGCTTCCTCAATCAGCTTTACAAATTGGCTTTTGATGTCGCTCCCTTCGATCAGGTTGCGGTCTTTTGCCCATTGGCGAATTAAATCTGCGTAAATCATTTTATATCCCCTTAGCCTTCTAATAATTGATTGGAGCGCATTTCTTCGTAGCGATAATCCGCCTCGTTTGCGCCAGCATCATATTCAA